AAATATCAGTAATGCTTTCAACACCATCTAGATAGCGCTCGAAATCAACATATCCAGCACCGCCAATAGCGACAGGATATACATCAAAACGATCGCGGTCAAGACGGAAAGTCTCATAATTACCAGACTCAGTAGCGCGAGTAACAAACTGCTTACCGCGTTGCTTACCACGAGTCACTAAGAATTCAGGACGAGAACCCTGAGGTAGACGACGAACTTCAGCAAAAGCTTCAATAGCAGCAGCAACGCTAATAGGAAGCACTTCATCTAGATTCTCGGAAAGTAGTTCAAATAGATCATACTTATTGCGTTCAAACTTATAACGATTTAGTTTACCGTTATCATCGCAAAGTAATTTTACTAGCTCATCATGTAGAGCCTTTTCATAATCGTAATTCTCGGCAGCGAACTCAGCAGGAACCTTGCGGCCGAAAACACCATTCATTAGCATTTGTAGAGTATTCATAGTTCGCACCTCCTATTACACGCGTAACATTTGATACTTAACGCCTTTTTCGCCGTTAGGTACAGTATAATATTTTACGACTCTGCCATAAGCACCAGCATAGTTCTGGGGTAGAGCTTTAACAATTTCAGGAACAGGAGAACCAGCCTTTACTATTACATAAGCGGCGGTTGCAGCTGCAGTTAAATCACCCTTTAGATAAGTATCTAAAGCAGTATCATTAGCAAAATTATCGGTATTATACTGTAAGCAATTTGTGGTTACAGTATCACCAACACCTAAAATACCTACACGAGGATAGTCGCCAGCAACCTTGCGGCCAAAGGTCTTTAGACCATAATGATACATATCATATTCTTTTTCAGCGGTATAAACAATACCGATAGGCTTGTCAGTTACAGCAGCTGGAGCGTCAATAACGCCAGCAGCTTTATCAGCTACAACCCACATGCCATTTTCACAAACGCCATAAGCGCCGGATACACTACTATCAGTGGTAAATTTAGCTCCAAGAGGAGTCTGAGAAACTACCATGCCAGTCTTTGGGAAGGCAACTTGATTAAGTTCTAGAGTTGCATATTCTTCAACTGGAAAACGATTCATACCCATAATATTTTACCTCCTTAATTCTTCCTATATTGCTTCATTAATAAAGCAAATTCTGATTCCGGAGGAGTAAGTACTGAAATTTTATTAGCGGGATCAGCAGCATCTTCAATCTGCTTACGTGCATAAATTACAGCTAATTTACTCTCCAATTCGTCATAAGAAAAGTCATTAATCTGTCCCTTAATAGGGGTGATTTCTTCTTCTTTTAAAATTTTTTCATATTTTTCTACCAGTTCTTCCTTACGAGCATTCTCTGCACTCACTGCTGCATCTTCATAAGCTTGTAAAGAAGTCTGTAATTCCGCGACTTGATTGCGCAGAGTTTCAAGCTCGGTATTAGCAGAGCTTTGAAAAGCCTCTGCTTCAGTTAAACGAGCCTGAGCCGCGTCATAATTACTCTGTAACTCATTATAAGAAGCTTGTAAATCATTATATTGTTGCTGAAGCGCTTCAAATTCTGACATCTGTTCAGGTTCTGCAACAGGCTCTTCAGAATTTATTTCTGGTTCTGCCACATTTTCTTGAACCTCTTCATGTTCAGACTCATCAGAAAATTGCACTTCTGGTTCCTCGGGAGTAGCAACTGACTCTACAACTTCGATATTATCTAACTCATTCATTGGTTGTTCTCCTCCCTCTAGTTCTTTTTCAGCCTCTTCAACTTTTGTTCTGAGGTCAAACAATAATGAAGAGAACTTTTCAAATTGATTATTATAAGTATCATCATTCTTAGAAAAGAACGAGGATACAGAAAAACAAGGTTCATGTTCTCCAATAATGCAGAATCCTAACATTTTCGCAGTAGTATAAACATAGTATTCTTGATTTTCAATTGTAGTCCAAGCACCAGTGATGGACTCAGGATCAAGTTCCATACTTTGATTTTGACCTAAAATTTTTGAGGCTTCTTTAAAATAATCTGTAAATAATACTACTGAAAATACTGCATAATCACGAGTAACGCCATCAGTATCTTCAAAAGGTTCCCATCCAATAAAATTTTCAACATAGCCATAAGCATTGGCTAAAGCCGGGCCGCTATGAGAAGCCCAGCTATTTGTTGCAGGATCAAAGAACCCAACTACAGGAGTATTTCCTTGCGTCGCGCTTTCAATCAATTGATTGGCAACTTCTTCAGTAATATAAGAACCATTACGATTACCATATTTAGTGAAAACACGCACTTTAAGGCGTCCGATATTCGGATTGCTTTCAGAAATTCCCTGGAAAGGAGAAGATACGACAACGCTATCAAAATAAATAGGAATATTCTTTTCCATTATTTATCCTCCTTTATCCTTCTGCGGCAATATTTGCTTGCGTTTTTTCGGATTTTTCTTCATCGGGAAGTTCTGGTCTGCCTCCCTTATTATCTATGTCGTTAACCTGAGTGGTAGTTGTGGTTTTTTCTGCCGAAGTAGAAGAATTTTTTCCGCTATTTGCTTTCCCAGATGTAGTATAAGATGACTGTAATGGAACCATTTTATTAGTCATATCTAAGAAATCGTTTTCAAAACTCATTAAGCTCAACTGATCCATTTGCTTAATTCCCATCGCTACACCGGCGAACATCTTTGAGTACCCATACTGCGCGCCTCGGAAATACGCGTTCCTCTGATCTTCTCTATTAAAAACTGTTATTGGTAGAATTTCAAAATCAAAACTTAAACCTGATCTGGCAAATTTATCATTTATATGATACTTAATCCATGTTTCATATGCATTTAAATAACCAGACATAATTGTTTCATCTTTTTTGATCATATAAGCTAAAGACGAGCTCCCTTCTGGGTTAAACAAAATTTGTCCTCGACCTAAAGCATTCCATGCATTATCTTTGTATTTTTTCAATCTATCAGCCGATTGTGTTGCGGCGCTACTATCCTGCAAACTCTCTAAATCTGTCTCACCGAAAGTAGTAAGCACATCAACAGAATCTTCATCTGCTAACATATCCGCCACTGAAGCATGTATATCGGCAACCTCTTCTAGAGGAAAAACTAGCTCGCCATTACTATCAATTGGCATACGTTGTATTAGTAGCTTTCTTAACTCATTCTCATCTCTAGTTTCTTCTCTTTTTGTTGCATCATCAAGCTTCTTTAATTCTGGTAAACTTGCAATTAATAGAGGTGTCTGATCATTAGAAAAAGTAAAACAAACTCCGCCACTACCAGCTGGCAATACTACCCATGGGTCATTTATTTTTTTCGTTATCCACTGTCCCCAAGCTCTTTGAACTTCTTTAGGGAAAGAAAGCAATGCTTCTTCGCGCAATTGTTTATCTTGAATTGTATCAAAATAATTTAAATTAAATTCAACAATATATAAATTATTGAAATCCTTAAAACGCGCACGGCAGTACTCTAAGGGTAAGTCTTGAATACTTACTTTTTCGCCATCTGTTCTTAAAATACCAAAATAAATTCCATTTTTTAACCACTCTTTAGTAATACGAGAAAATGTATTTGGCACATCTAAGTTATCAATAAAACGACACGCATTATAAAATGCTTTTGTAATTTGTGCCTTAGATCCTTTTCCCTCTTGATAGACAGGAATAACAACAGTGTCATATGTAGGCATATAAGATAAGAAATCAATGTTATTTCTATATAAACTATTAGTTCTATAAAAATAACGGGACAATTGACGTAATGATTCTAAGTTACCAGAACGAATAATCTGTTTAATTTCATCAATTGTAAAATCTTCGCGCACGGGGTCAGAATGATAATAGCCCCATCGACTATAGGACCGCTCATTAGTAGGGGTTCTTTTAATTTTTAATTGAGTCCTATATTTAGAAAAATCATATTTAGGTTTTTCTTCGCCCATAAGCATCACCCCCTTTTCTTAGCGCTATAAAAGGCATATTGACCGAAATTCTTTTTCTTCGCTTTTCTTAATGCCTGATCTTCATAATATTTAATTCTATATAATGCATATTCTAAAGAACTAAAGCGGTCTTTTTCTATCGATCTTGAAATTCTTTCTACTTTAAATTGATTTTGTACTCCAGTGGGTTTCAACCGCAAATTATTTAATTCATCCATTAATCGAGACGTCATTTCGTATGGTAATAGAAAAACTCTTCTATCGTATAATGACATCTTTTTACCCTTTTTAGTTTGCAATAATTTATCTTTTACTACTCGTTCATTCGCAAGAAACGATACCGAACCATTATTAATTTGAGAGAAGAAATTCGAATGTATCGCATCATCGTTAGAAGAACTAGCTTTAATATCATAAATAATTGCTCTATACTCAGGCCACGGCGTTTCGCTCTCATTTTTCTTTTCCGGCGGTAAATGGTGATCATTATTAAAAGCGAAATAAGCAGGAAACTGTTCGCCAGTTTTTGAGTCAAAAGAAGGCAAAGCCATTGCGTCTAGTAAACCAATTCCCGGGCCGTTTCCATCGATCACAACCTCCCGAGGATGATATAATTGAATTAACTTTTTCAATCTAGGAGCTTGTTCTGTAATATAGTTTGCACCATGAATAACTTCTGTATAAACAACTTGTTTTTGAAAACCATTGGTTTGCGGCAAGACTTTTATAACCATAACTGCAGTGTTTGCAGCATATCTGGCAACATCAACCCCAATCAAATAAAAAGTATCTTTATTAGGCGGATTTTCTTGCGCTTTTCTCTCACATTTTAATAATTTTCTTTTTTGCGCTAATCTTTTTGAATCAAGCCATGCATCTTTATTGTTGCCAGTCCAAATTGAGAGGCTTTCTCTGGCAAAACTTTCATCATTCATAGTCGTTGAATAGCGTTGATCCATTAAAGTAGCGCGATCAAGTAAGCCATAATGAAGAGGTACTTCATAGCTAAGTCCCCACACAAAATATTCCTTCGGCCGCAATACTGCATTAACAGCGCATTCGATAAGTTTACCATACATAAATACAGTACGTTCGCGCGCAGTAGTAATAAAAATTTGTGCGGCCGCGGGTTCTTCTGGATTTAATGTACCATCCACTTCTCTGCGCGCGACATTCATCTGAGGCAATAGCACTTCATTATAATCTTCTTCTTCTATAGTGGCGCATTCTTCAAGAATGCCAGCTGTTGCACGCAAACCACGGCTAGTATCTTTAGAGACAACTGTTATTTGACTGCCGTTCTTAAAATGTAATTCATAGTAGTTGCCGCTAGCTTTTTCGCCTTTTTTTCCATCATCAGCTTGCGTTTTTAGTTCATTATGTAATAGGGGCCAGTGACGCCAAATTTCATTAAATTTCGCTTCTGCAATTTTAATGACGGTTCCTTTCACATCAGAAGCAATAAATATATTTGAATTTGGTAATAAGGCTGCTCGGACAACAGCAGCTAAGTATGCTGTAAATGATTTTGAGGTTGCACGAGTTGCAGTCCAATAATGATATCTGTACCTCATAGAGGCGCGCAAAGCAATACGCTGATATAAGAATAATTTAAAATTTTTTGCATCATCTACTGGCTGAATTGTATCTAAAAGCAGGTCAGGATACAATATCCAAAAATTTAAATATTTAGTAAATAACTCTTTATTGTCATCTAAGAATTGCTTAGTAAGAATGACGCCTTTTTCAACAGGTATACCGTCACGATATTGCAGTTCTTCATTATTCATTTAATTCACCTGCTAATTCGTCTTCACCTTCATACTCAATATCAGACATCTCATCAAATTCTACCGCTTCATTTTCAACATTTTCTAGGCGCTCTGTCATATTATATCGTTCTTTCCTATCTTCAACTTGTT